CGCCTGATCTTCAAGCTAATACTCGTGACGGGACAACGCCCTGGCGAAGTATGCCAGATGGAAAAAGAACACGTCACCGTCTACGGCAACCACCATATCTGGACGATGCCTGGCGCCATCAGGAAAAATGATCAAACGCACGTAGTCCCGCTGTCGGGCATGGCGATAGAGATCCTCGAGCAGATTGAGGACGTCAAGAAAGACCTCGACTATGTGGACGTCAAAACCTACGACCCGACGCTGGGACAATGTTTACATTGCGGGACAAACCTTCCGGAGCCAAAGAACCGCGACGGGCGCCGTATTAGGCTGCAATATTGCAGCGAAAAATGTCGAGGCGACCGGGCGGTATTCTTGCGGAAGTCGAAGCGCGAGCCGCGGTTCATAAACAGTCCGTTTGTGTTTCCGTCGCCTCAACGCCGCGGCAAGCCGTTTTCAGAGAGCACTCTCGTGACGGTGTTAGATCGTGCCCGCGACAATGGCATGACGCTAGACCATTGGACGCCTCACGATCTGCGAAGAACGGCCGGCACGCATATTACAGGTCTGGTGAAGGAGAGCCGCGAGATCATGGATCAGGTGCTCGGTCACAAGGACGGCAAGGTGGGTGCCGTCTACGACCGATACGCTTATTTCGATGAGAAATGCCGCGCCCTGGACGGTTGGAGCAGGGAGCTGCGGCGGATCTTAGACGGAGTGAAAGGGGATTCTAAAGTTATCCCGCTATACGGCTAAAGGACGGTGCAAGTTGGCACGCTCATACTCTTCGACGGCACTCACCGGATACAGAACCTTTCGCTCGATTTTTACATATACAGGACCGCGCCCCTCGTTGCGCCAGTTCGCCAGAGTCTGCGTATGGCTGACCGCGCCAGCCCAACGCTCGATCAATTCTGCCGGCGTCAGGTAAATCTTCTCAGTCATCACTTCAACCCCTCGATTGCGGCATCAAGCACGCTGACATAGATTGCAAGCCAGAAGAAGCTGGCTACCAGTGAGACGATCAGGACGTCTCGTACCTTTTCTAAGAATTTCATTTTCATCTCCTATGTACGGGTCACGGGTCACGGACTCGGTAGGGCGCCTGGATAAAGGGAGGGAAAAACCAGGCGCCCAGCCGAGGCCGCGTTAGGCCGCAAGCAGCTCCTGGAAGGGCTGCGAGCGAACCCACCGCGACACCTCGTCTTGCCGGTCCGACAGCGTGGTGGCGACGTTGTCGTTGCCGGTGTTCCGGATCGGGAACTCTTCACTGTTGTGCGAGCTGTAAAAGGTGAAGGCACTCGACAAGGCGTAGACGTTGAAGCCTCGATCGCTACATTCCCTAGCCGCGCGCTCGAGCAACCTCTCGGCCTTCTTTTCGCTTATCGAAGGCAGCGCGCGGACCGTCTCTTCAATTTGGGTCCAGGTTAACCCGGCGTCCGACCACTCCTTCATTGTGGCGACCTGCTCTTTAAACCGCGGCCCTAGATCCTGAAGCCACTCTTCGAACACTTCCGTCGTGGCGCTTTTAGTGTGTTTCTTGCGGAAATGATCGACCGCGTTAAGGGCGGTCATCCCGTTCTGGCAGACTAGGTCTAGCGTTCCGATGCCGAGCTGCGTCGACGAACCGCCGTCGAATGACGTGGTGATCGAGCACGTGGCCGCGACGGTAGTGCCTACGTTGAGGGTGGCGCTGGTCTGGTTGCCATAGACCAATGCTTCCTCGAAGGCCTTAACGACGTACTGTCGCTGTACCCAGGCCCCGCCTGCGGCAGACCGGTCACGGACCTCGATCTGTGACAGTTGCTCCGGCGTAAAGGCGTCTTGCATGATCCGCTCGGCCGCAGACGTCAGGTCGCGCATCTGGACGACCTCATATTTTTCGCTGACCACGCCGAGGGGCACCGGCTGTCCGTCGCGGACGGTGTACGTGCCAACGTATCCGGGCATGTCGAGCGGCTGCCCATTACGGCCAAGTCCTTGGATCGGCCGCTTGACGACGGGGCTCAAAATGCTGGCGCCGGCCGAGCTCGCAAAGATTTCAGGGCGGGGGAGGTTGTCGTTCGTTCTTATAAAAGTCATTGTGTCTGTCCTTGTTGCTTGGGCCGCTTGTCCTTCCGGGGCGCGGCGGCCGGGGTTAGAGGGGGTCGACCGGAGCTGGTACTCGGGTCGACCCATTTCTTAGAAACGATAAAAAACGAAAGTTCGGTCCCAGCCGACCTCGACGAAGTGAACGCTGTCGATGCCGGCATCTCGGGCGAAAGCCGAATAGTCGATGTAGTTCTCAAGGTGCTGCGGGACTTCCATGCAGTCCTCGAAGTACTCAATCGCCCAGTCTTCCGGTGAGCGATATACGCCTTGGAAGGCTTCGAGGACGACCGTTATGTCGTCTTCTGATCCGACGGCTTTGCGGTAAATGTTGAAGATCTCTTTCTCTTCGTCGCTCGCCTTGATGTAGTCCCAGACTGCGTCGTCGATCCAACTCTCACCGATCAGCCCTGTCGGGATGTTCTCGTAGTCCTGAAACATCAGCTCGGCGTCGGCTTCGTCCGAGTGCAGTTTCTTGGCAGCCTCATAAAAATCGGAGCTGTCAACATAGTCGTCGACACTCAGCCAGGCGCCGGCAAGATTAGCGGCGTTGTATTTTGCATAGGTGCCGACATAAACGCGTGGGCTAGTCATTAGTAGCACCCCCGCGTTTTGAAGGTGGTCGGGTCGATCCAGCACAAGCTCTGGCATGGGGTGTCTCGCTTGACGCCTGGAAGAACACGCGTGGTGCTCTTCAAATGCACGATGACCTCTCCGGTTTCCTCATTCTCTGCGCCGATGGCTAACACCTCCCAGGTGTCGCCGTCGGTTTCGATCAACGAATTTTGGTGGATTATATTTTGCTGCATTTTCGTGTTTCCCTTTTCTGGTTTGACTTTGCAATATCTTGCATTAACTATTATAAGCATTAATGCACATCACACAAGCAATAAAATGCACACATATGTGCATTAAAGTTTGCAAAGCTAGAACAGGTGACAGGAGAAGAGGATGAAACGACTTAGAGACCGGCTCGCGATCTTCAGGAAAAACGCAAATTTCGCAAAGGACAAAATATACGCTGGGATGGGCGCGCGGTGGTCCGTCAACCCGTTTGTCTACGCCTGGCGGACCAGGTATCTCTCCATCGAGCTCGTCACGGAGCTGGGATTATGGATCCTCAAAGACCCCGCGTCGTTCAATATCGATATCGACGACCCGATTCGGGAGTGGCGGGGTTCGAGCACTGTG